AAGATTAGATTCTGAACTTGAGTTCACACATCATATTGGTAAAACCAAAATATCTAAAAACATAGTTGATTGTATGAATGATTACATTGAAACACTAGAAAAAATAAATTTATATAAAGGAAATAAAGAATTAGAAATTTTAAGTTGTTGGATAAATGATATGAAAGAAGGAGAATACAATCCCCCTCACACTCATCATGATAATACTGGTTGGTCTAGTGTAATGTTTTTAAAAGTACCAGAATTTATTAATGATGTAAAAGATCCACATAAATTTAGAGATGGACAATTAGGTTTTACATCCGTTGATCGTACAAACATGACTTGGATGGAACCTGAAGTAGGACATTTTTATATATTTGAAGCATGTCATCAACATTGTGTTATGCCATTTAAAACTAAGATAAAAGGAAAAATTAGAAGATCAATGTCTTTTAATTTTATAGAACGTGTTTGATAAAAAAATTACATTTTGCGCAATTAATAAAGATATGCTTGATGTATGGCCACATCCTAAGCCAGCGTCAAGATTTATTCCTGATGAATATAAAAAATTAGAAAGACATTATGAAGGTAATATTCATAATCCAACGTTAAAAACATGTATACCTTTTTTAGACTCAATGACTGCTGGTTATATAATACCTTTTGATCAAGATTATGTGGTAGATTCTATTGAAGATGATTTTTCTGTAACTCCAGCAAGTAGAAAAGAAGAGGATTTTGGTTTTCATAATCAAACACAATTACCTTCTTCTTGGAAAAAAGTAGCAGGTAAACATGCAGGTAAATTTCATAATAAATGGTTAATTAAAACACCTCCAGGGTATAGCTGTTTATTTATTAAACCTATGAATAGATTAGAACCTAGATTTGAAATAATAGCAGGGATAGTGGATACTGACACATATATAAATACAATTAACTTTCCTTTTATTTTACACAAAAGAAATGAACAGTTTGTAATAAATAAAGGTGAACCTATGGTTCAAGTAATCCCTTTTAAAAGAGAATCTTGGAAAATATGGTCTGGTTTCTATATGGAAAAACTTCACGCAAAAACATTAAATATATTAAATAGTGTGTGGATTGATAAGTATAAAAAAATATTTTGGAAGAAAAAAAGTTTTAAATAATTACGAATAATTTGAATCGTAATCAATCCAACTTTTGCCAGCTGCATTTGTAGTATCATTTTCAGTGTCAGATTTAAGTACGGCACTATAATCCGCTTCTGCTTGTTCTATTTGACCTTTTCTTGTTTCTGCCCATGTTAATAAATTAGCAATAGTAGTTGATCCTACGGAATCACTTGTAGCAGATAAGGTAGTATTACCAGTCATGTTGCCAGTAGCAGGATCTTTACTTTGTATTTCATTCTGTCCTGTTAAGCTATTCCAAATAACTGCGTGAATAGTGTTTGGACACCAAGCATCTACCCAATTTTTACCTTTATCAGCCCATTTAATGCCAAAGTCATTATCAACTAAAATTCTATCTCCATTTAATATTACTATTTGTGTTGCCATCAATATCTCCTAGTGCTTTATAATATAGTTAACCACCACATATGGTGAGAATGAATTTGTTCCTGCTGCTGTAACAGCACCAGTTAAACTTGTAGTAATATTACCTGTTAAAGTTCCAGATAAAGTATGAGAGTGATTATGTCCAGTTCCTGAACCAGTGTTATCTGCAACGTCATTAGTAAAACCATCGTTGAAAACTATTGATCGACCAATTGCTACATTGTTTCCACCGCCAGCTCCTCTTATGTAATTACTACCAGCAGCGTGTGTGTGACTTGCAAGTTGAGCAGTTGTTAATGATGTATTATCAATACTTCCTGTTACAGTAACAGTTTGGTTTGTTGCATTTGTTGCCGCTTGGTTGTTTGTAACAGCAACTGTAACTGTATTTGCACCGCCGGTTCCTGCCATATTATAAGTATTACCATCATAACCTTGTGGCATTTTACCTTGTAATTGAGGAACGTTGAAAGTTGTTGATCCATTTCCTGCACCATAAGTAGTAGAAATTACAGCAAATAAATCTGCATAATCAGTTCTTGAAATAGCAGAGCCATCACAAAGAACATAACCCGCAGGTGCTGTTGCTTTAGTCCAAGGCTTAATTGCGCCTACTTCACTTCTGTTTGTTATATCCTGTAAGTTAGCCATTAGTCGTTATATTTCAACCTCCACCCATTTGTTGAATCGTAATATACCAGAGCTATACCAGCATTGTTAGTGCTAATTGTTAGATCTGATGCTGCACCCTGAATTTTTTCAGAGTTACGACCAACTGTAATGTTATAAGTAGCAGCACTACCTGTGCCATCTATGATTTTAACCTGTTGTCCTATCGAAGGAGAAGCAGGAAGAGTAATTGTTACAACCGCTGCTGAACAATCAACAAAAATATTATCTCCATCTGAAGCGGTGTAAGGAGAATCTGAATTATCTTTTTCAATCCATGATTCACCTAATCCAGCTAAATTAAATACATCATACCAATTTGTTCCATCAGTTGAAACTAAACGATATTTTCCGTTAGTAATAGTAACTGTATTACCTGTTGCCCCTAGTCTTGCAGAAATATCTGCGCCACCAGAAATGTTATTATAAATTCCGTATGTTTTTTGTGTAGCAGGAAATTGAACTGTATGAGTTGTGGAAACTGTTCCACTAAATAATAATTGACTATTTCTAGCCTGATTGTTTGCTTGAGTTTGAGGACCATCTCCGTTTGTTAGAGTGGTTGACGTTCCAGTTGTAATTGCTGGTACGGCATAAACACCGGCAATAGCAAATTCAAAAACCTGAGAAAAATTGTTATTTGTAATAGTACCCCAAGTACCAGAATTTGCTCCTGTTACTTGTAATTCTGTTCTTAGACCTGTTGAATAAGTTGACATTTAATCTCCTAATAAAGTTTTAGTAATTTTTTTAAAGTTTGTCAAAACTTTTATGCAGCCTTATGGACTTCTGCCCAACTTATTGAACTGTTAGAATCATCAACTTCAGACCAAAAGATCCCGCCTAATGTTCCTGTACTACTTGTAGCAGAAACGCCAGTTAATGTAAAGCTTACATCTATTGTAATATTCACCGATCCAACTGCTGTAGTGGCTTCTTCACTTGGAGCCATATAGCTCGTTTCCTGGATTGCATCCCCTTCGCTAACCGTAGCACTAACTCCTGTAACAAAAATAGACGTTAATACACTACCTACGGATGAAGTAGCAAGTTGACCTGTTGGTTCAACTGTTGGTGAAATAGCTATAGAAACAGATCCTGTAGAGGCATCTAATTCAGGTTCTGAGGCTGCTACAATAGTTATTCCAGCGTCTCCTGTAATCGAATACGTTCCAATAGATGTTGTTAAACCATTAGCTGTGGGTGAAAGTATTTGATCTGTAGTAGCAGTAATGCTTCCTACACCCGATGTTAGACCATTTCCTGTAGCGCTAGGAGAATTACTAATAGCGCCCCACGCCTCATCGCCCCATCCAATTGCTGCACCTGTATTTAAATTTGTAGATCTATTCCATCCAACTCTTATATCAACTGTCTGACTTGTTGTTCCTACGGCAGAAGTAGCCGAAGTACCTGTAATAGGAAAAATATAATCAGATTGAACAATGTACGTACCTATAGGTTGCCATGTCGCAACCACACCAGCGGATATTACTGCTTCAGCAACACCAGTTGCTGTAGGTGTCTTTGTATTAGATGTTAATCCAATACCTGTGACAGAAATAACCTGATCGGTAGTGACAGTTACATTGTTAGTAGATGCCGTGAGGCCAATCCCTGTAACGGGTATTGGACCATATGCACTCCATGCTCCGTCACCCCAGGCTTGTCGGCCCCATCCTTGGACGGAAGCCATAATTTATCTCCTATGCGATTCTTAAAATTGCAGCAGTTGCTTCAGCAGCAGGGAATGTAATTGTAAATGTTCCAGCAGATGAAGATTTAACTCCACCAAAATCTAAAACACAAACAGCAGCATTCGTAGTTAATCCTGATACCGTAGAACTATTATAAATTACAGCAGCTTGAGCTGATATAGTTGCACTTGTGAAAGATAAGTCAGGTGAAAAATCACAAACAGCCGTATCGCCAGATAATACTGGTGTTACTGATGTTAATGCTCCTCCTCCTGCAGCGTATGTTCCTGATGCTCCTACTTCATCTGGTGTTGCGTATGCAGTAGTAGATTTACTTAATGTTGCTTCTGAATCGTAAAGCGCTAATTTAAAAGTGTTCCCTGTCGTTGCTGTAAAATTATGCAAGCCTTTCAGAATCTCCACTTTAAAACTGTTACAAACAGCTTGAGTAATTGCCATGTTGACCTCCTATGGGTTCTTTGACTCGAGAGGGATACGAATAACGCCGTCTCGAAATTCGTCTCTACGATCGCGCCCCATCTCATATGTAGCTAAATACTGTACAGACTCGTTAAACATTTTGTC